TAACAAATTCAACAGTAGGTATTGAAACAAAGTTTGTTCCTGTAATACTTATTGTTGTAGCTGTAGCTGGAGCAATAGTTTGTGCAACATTGGCTACTGTTGGTTTATCTTCTACTGCTGCTGCAAAAGATAAAACACCATTTGCATCTGTTTGTAAAAAATATCCATTAGTAATAGCACTTGGTAAAGTTAAAGTATAAGATTGTCCAGCAGAATGAGGTGGTGCTTTTATTTTTACACCATGAGAATTTTGTGAACAGTTTAATTGTATTTGACCATCATTAGATCCACCATCACCACCAGCAATTAAACCATTGTAATTAGTTGTAACAGTTGCACCTGTTAATGTTTTACCTGCCATTGTTATAGGTAATCTTGCATCATTAATTGTTCCTGCTGTTATTGAACTTCCATTTATAGCAGCTACATTAAATGTTCCATAAGCAACTATATCTAAAATATCAGCTTGTGTTGCGCCAGTCGCTAATACTACTGATGTTCCACTTGTTACAGTTACATCAACTGCATTTACTAGCTTAACCCCATTTAGGTAGCAATCTATGAATCCTGCGTCATAAGCAAGTGTATTTCCATTATCATCTGATCCTGTAAATGTAGTTTGATTTGCAGAAGCTGTGTATTTAAAGCGATTCGCTGTGCCATTTACTGTGCTACCTGCAGCACTCCACCCACTTGCTTTATAAACTTTTAATTCATTAGCAGTAGTGTCGAAATATAGGTCACCCACATCCAACGAACTGCTTGGTGCTGAACTTGCAACTCTGTATCTTTCACCAAAACTATTAACACCAGTAATATTTGCTGCTGTAGTATTAACATTAGCAATAGAACCAGCTACTGTATTAACATTAGAAATAGAACCACCAACATTATTTATGTTAGTTGTAGCTCCTGCTACAGTTGCAATATTTGTAGTATCACCAGCAACAGTCGTTACATTAGAACTAATTCCAGCTACTGTAGTTACATTTGAACTAATACCAGCTACTGAATTTATGTTTGATAAATTTCCTGCAACTGTATTAATGTTGCTTGAATTAGAATTAACATTTGCAATTGCTGTAGCATTAGCTGCAACAGTTGTTACTTCTGTAGCTTTTGGAACTAATCTGTGAAAATTGTAAGTATGTTGTGTAGTTGTGGACTCTACTAAAATACCATAACCAGCAGGTAATGAAGCTCCATTACCACAACCATTTAATGTTACTGTAGAATTACCAACTGTACCATTTGGTATTGTTGCTACTCCAGAACCATTTGCAGTATAAGTTTGTGATAATGCTTCAACACTAACAATAGTTCCTACACCATTATTAACATCTGGATTTGTATTTGGAAAACTTGTTTCATTTGCAATTGGTACAAAACCACCCACATCATCTACAAGATCAATTACTCTTGCATCTATAGCTGCAGTTGTTGCAATATAATCATCTGAAGCTGACCATGATTGACCAGAGTTAATTAATTCAGATGTATCTTTATTTAAAAATCTAGTGTCAGATGCTGATGTTGTATAGAAAGTATTATTATCTGGTGTGTGAGCTGCTTGTTCTGAACTTGTAACTATAGCTGCATCTGCAATTTTATCTATTGTTACAGCATCATTATTAATTTTAGCTGTTGTTACATTGTTGTCTGCTATTTTAGCAGTTGTAATATTTGCATCTGCAATATGTGCAGTATCAATACTGCCATCTACATAATGTTCTGAATTTATACTATCATCTGCAATCTTACTTCCATTAACTGCATCTGCATTTATTTTTGCAGTTGTAATTGCATTATCAGGAATTTTTGCAGTCGTAACATTATTATCAGCAATCTTTGCAGTTGTAATAGCATTGTCAGCTATTTTAGTTGTTGTAACTGCAGCAGCATTTATCTTTGCTTCTGTAACTGCGTTAGCATTTACTTGTGAAGCCTGGACAGCATTGTCTGCAATTTTAGCATTTGTTACTGCATCATCAGCAAGTTTAGCAGTTGATACAGAACCATCTGCAAAATTACCTGATCCAATAACTCCTAAAGGTATTGAATTGTTTGTAGCACTTAATACTGCAATAAATATTCTTAATGTATTTGTTGAAGAACCTAAATTACCACTATCAAAAGAAGCTGTGATTGATTGTAAAGTACCATTGTTAGATGATGCTGTAATTGTTCCATAAACATAATTACCATCTGCTTTTAAAACTTTTAATCTTCTATTAATATGGTAGATCGCAGTAATATCTACACTACTTGCTATAGTAAATTGAGTAGTTGAAACCCAAGCTGGAGTATAAGCTCCATCACCATCACCATATTCTACCCATTGGCTATCATTAAACCACTCTCTAGTGTTTTTCATTAATGCTCTTATTGCATTATTTAAATCACTAGGAAGCATACCCTCTGCTGTATTTATTCCATTCAGAGAAGTATTACTTGCTTGTGTAGTTGAATAATCTTTAATACCTGCCATTTATTTTACTCCTAATTCATAAACCAACTAAAAGCTTTATCGCTTTCAGTATTATTTTTGTTAATTAATGTATTTACAGCTTCTTCTACTTGTCTTTGAAAAAACTCTTGTAATTCAATTGAATATCTAATGTTGTCTATATCTATTGTATCAGACATTATCTATTGCCACCTGGAGTTACTGTTAAATCTATTCCTTGTGCATGACTCCAAACACTACCTGCTGGAATTTTTACATTAGCTCTAACATATCTACCTGATTGTCTTACTGGATTTATACCAGAGTCATTCATGGCACTTGTTGCTGATGTTGTTACTGCATCTGCTAATTTTTCTCTTGTCTTAACTGTTACATTTGCAACAGCATCTACAATTGGTCTAATGCCTGTAATGTTACTTCTTGAGCCTTTTATTATTTCAGCTTCTTTAGTTTCAAGTTCAGCTTCTAAATTAGTACCAGAAAAAATAGCTGCTTTAAAATTTTCATCAATAGCACCTAATCTTAAATGACCCACACTCCAAAAAGGTGTGTCTAATGAAATATTAATTTCATCTAAATTTTCAGAAATTAAATCCATTAACTCAACTGTGTTAAAGCTAACAAATTGTTCAAAAATTTGTGATGCTTGAACATTAGCAATTGTCCATTTTTGAGTTACATAATTATAAATTAATAAACGATCACAGATACCAGTAGTATTTCCTGGATTGTTTTTACTAGGATATAACCATATTGCCAAAGTATTAAATGGATCTACTGCTGCTGTTATTCTATCTGTAAATGCTTTGTTTAAATCTAAATCAAAAAATCTATTTACTTTTTCTGCACCTATCGGCAATATTTGGTCGCCATTGATTTGAAAGAAACCATCGTCTGCATAAAAGAAAACTTGTCTGTTGTCCTGGCAAACTGTTTGACCATACACTGCACCTCTATTAGGTGATATAACTGAAAATCTAAAAACAACATTTCCACCTACAAAGTCCATTCTAGTTATTTGATTTTGTCTAAAAACATAACCAACCTCACCAGAAGTTATTGCAACTACTTGACCACCTGATCCAGGTAGAACTTGAGTATCTGATGAGCTAACACCAGCTTCCCAAACTGAAATATCGTTAATACCTGACCATGCAACTTTATTTTTTGCATTTTCAATATTACCAGTTACTAAAAAATCTCTAATCACACCACTTACTCTAAACTTTGATGGTACTGTTCCTGCTGATGCAATACTTTGTAGTGTTGCAAAGTTAGTCGATGTACCCATTAGATAATACATTGGTGGATTAACACCATTACTTGCTATTATATATTGTCCAAATTGAGTAAATGTAAAAAAATCTGTATCTCCACCTGATATTGTTAAAGAACCTTTAACACTTGTAAATGTACCAGATGTTAATTTATAAATATTATTTTTTGTACCTACAAAAGTAAATACTGCATTTGTATTATCTCTAAAACTACCTGCACCTTTTGCATTTTGTGTTACACTTGATGCACCACTATAAGGTACTAACCCTTTTACAGGCTTATATGAACTTTGAGCATGATAAACATTAGTTGCTACTGTTGCACCTGGATTTAAGTTGTCTGGTTGGTCTGGCAACCACTCACCAAAAGGTAATTGCATATTTATTTCCTATTATGAAGTTGAAATAAATGGAGATGCTACTGAAGTTACAGTTCTTACTTGTAAAGGACTTCCATTATATTCATCTTCTCTATCGTTAAGTTCTAATCGTTCCATAGCTGTACTATACATTAGCTGCCAAGTTTGAATTTGTTGTGGATTAATACCACCTAAAAAATTTGCAGCATGAAATAGTGAACCATATAAATATATAGCTGGATGATTTGTTAAAATAAAATTAGTTGCAACAGTTGAGCTTAAAGCTGAAAATCTTTTATAAAAATTAATTACTGCTGTGTAAGTTGCATCTGGTTTTGGAGAAAATCTAAATGTGTCTCCTAAAATTGTATATGTAGTTGGTAATCCAGTAGTTGATGTACCACTTGTGGTGTCCATTTGAGCTGGAGTTGTATATGTAAGTGGAACTTTTGTTTGACCATTTAAAATATAAAAATCTCTAATTTGTAAAAAGTCTGTAGGTAAAGCTGCTGTTTCTGCATTAACAGTTACATTAGCTTGTGAAATCATAGCTCTAACTCTTAATTTAGAATTAAAGTCAGCTTCTGCTAATTTAATAAAATCATCTGCTATTTCTGTTGTTAAATCTGATCTGTTTAACCAGTTAGCAAGTGTTGCTTTTAATTCTGTGTAATTTGTTAATGCCATTATAATCTGCCCTCTGATGTTCTAAAATATTTAAATTCAGAACTATTTAATTTTTCTCTTAATATTTTTTTTTGTATATCTTTTGGTAATTCAAACCAATTACCTTTGTTTTGATCTTTGTGATATTCCTTACACCATATTTCAAGAACCACTACTGGTATTGATGCAATTCTTTTTAAACTTCTATCAGGACTATAACCATCATTTTGTGTAATTAGTCTTTTGTTATTTTCTAAAATAGGCTTAACATCTAATGATCTTTTTTGAACAATACCATCTGCACCATTATCTAAAAATGTTTCAGTAATATGCTTGTCTGTTTCTTGACTTATTTTTTTCACCTACCACCACCTTTATATCTAGTAGTTTTCATTTGTCTTTTTTCTGACTTATTTAAATTTTTTTTGTGCTTACCTAATTTAGGTGGTTTATCTCTTGGAACAAAGTGAACAAACTTTTGCCTAGCCACTAGCCACCCATTTCAGTAACAGAAATCTTGTTACCAGATGAACCTATACAAGCACACTTATGATTTGGAGAAACTTTAAAAATTTCTGGTTGGTCTGCAGGTATAAAAATACTTGTTGCTGTTGCTACAGGTGCTGCACCAAAATTGATGTGAACATCTGAATCTGCACAAACTCTTACATATTCTGTTGTTGAAGCGAATGTACCAGTAGCTGTAGAGTTAGTATTTGTTAAACTAACATGATGTATAGTTCCTGGTCTTAATCCATAATTAAAACTCATATTATTTTCCTTTATTTTTTATATTTTACTTTTTTGCCTTTTTTCTTTGCATAAGACTTTGCTTTTTTCATTCCTGATTTAGAATATGAAAACTTTTTTTTTCCTACCATTGGCATAATTTATTTTTCCTTAATTGGTATTTGTGGGAGAAATATCGCTAGACAGGATCTCCCACAAAATCGTTAATTATCTTCTTATAACAAAAGTTATTTCCATTTTAGAAGCATTTGTTGAACCACCATTAGTGATACATTCAATTGCTCCATCTTCTTCAACTCTGTTAGCAGCAGTTGGTTCTGCTGTTGCTATTCTACCTGCAGATCCAGAAGCTGTATGACTTATAGCTCCACCAGTAACTGCAACACCACCTATTTCAAAAGAGATAGCTGCTGTTCCTGTAGTAGTTGCTTTGTTGTGTGTAATAATTTTAATTATTCTTCCACCATCAGGTACACATACAAATGTAGATGATGCTGTTGATACATCTGGAATTGCAGATGTTATAAAATAATCGTTAAGTGTTCTCATGTTATTTTCCTTTTTTGTATTGCTTCGTTCCGAATAAAATCTTCAAAGACCAAACAAAATGTTAATTAATATTGTGAGGGAGTAAAAAACCCCCTCACAAAAAGTTTTATTATGATGTAGTTAAATCAAATATACCACCTGATGCTTTTTCATTCTTAGAGCATAAAGTGTATTCAACTAATAGAGCTTTCTTGTCAGCGTCTCCAGTTTTTGCTAGATCTACCATTTGAAAGTCTCTAAGGTATGCAGCAGACCACATATCAGGAGAAAGAACATAAGCTGATCTTGCTCTTGAAAATCTGTTCGCTACAACTTGTAATGCACCGAAATCACTTTCGTAGACATCAATTGCAGAAACTAA